GAAGATATCGGAATATCTGTCATCTTAGCCTCTATTTCCTCAAAATTCCCATCTATCCCTTGCGCAATGACTCCCCACGACTTTTCGGAGTCTTTTGCTATGTCAAATATCTTTTTCATATCATTCGTTTTTAATTAATGTTTCATTTGAAATTAAAGTATAGTTACCTAACATTGTCAAGTAGCTGGAGATAACTATGCTGATCTTCTGAGGAGATTTGGTGACCTTTCCGGTTATCTCATAGACACCATTGTCCCCAGAGATGGATATGTCGCCGATGGCGTTAGATGATACGCCTATTAGTTTATCAGAAGCGTTTGACAAGGTTATGGTGATAGTTACCGCGCTACCTTCGGCAATGTATTCTCCTGGATTAACTGAGTAGGAGATCGAGGAGTAAGGGATGTTACTCTTTACAATCGGTCTAAACTCGATCATATCTGGATATAGCGTTCCTGCCTTATACTTTCTCAACTGTCTCTCCAACAAGAACTCGGAGAGGCTGTAGGGGAAGAGCATGAGAGACCATAATGCTAATTTAGCAAATCTAGTATCGTTGTCTCTATATGTACCAAGCCATAATTTATCACTATCTACAAATGTTGGTATAATATTTATGTATTGACCATTATTTATATACTTAGACTGATAAAAAATTCTTCTTATTGTATCATCTGTATTAATTATATTTCTACCTCCGAAAGAATAAGAAATTTTTTCTCCATTATTGGATATAGTATTAAACATAAAAGCTCCATTGTTCTGTGATTCAGCTTTAGATAATACAGCAGCATCACCATTAGAGCCGATATTTATCCTAGTTCTTTCATAATCGGCAGCAACCGTATAGTCCTTCACAACAGGGAGACCGGTTACCTTGCCGAAGTCGTCGATGCCGTCGAGATATAACGCACCATCAATTATTCCACTTTCCCCTTCCCAGCCGATATTGTTTAGCTGAATGTTGTGACCACCTACAAAGTCAATCAACTGATCGTTGAACTCTGCATGGTTATCGTTAGTGATACCTTGCTTCTTGATGTTGTAGTATAACTGAGGCTTGATGATCTGTCCTGGACGGTCCAAGTTGAAATAGGAGATGATCTGATTGATTTCGTCGGTGGTCAGGACTTTGTTGGCGATGAAGCCTCCTGCGTAGGCAATGCTAGAGAACTCTTTTAACTCTCCGTAATAGTTCTTATAACCACAGACCGAAAATACTCCGTTAAGAGCAATACCCTCGTTATTTCTAACGGCAATATAATCGCCCTTATCTCCCAGTATGTTGTTTATGACCGAGTGAGCCGTACCGTTAAAAGTATAACCATATATACCTGTTTTCCCAACATCTTTGACGTTATTTCTAAGATAACCTCTAGTAGTAGGGGAATCATAATAACTAATTTGATTGTTTAGCCCTTTACCACTTACACTTCCGGGAATCTGTGATATCTGATGGATAATACTCACCACGGTAATCTCATTACTGCCCTCCAACATCTCAGATACAGGCTTGACAGACTCGATCATGTCGTCTACTCCGTCTGTACATAGCCAGCCTTCGAAGTCGGTTCCCGGCAATCCATATCCACTACCCTCTGCAAATCCGAAGTTCAGCAGGCGCATGTCGTTCCCGTTGCCGGACAAGTCCTTCAAGATTGCCCGGTCAGGGTCGTCGTTAGTCTTGCCCCAGGTGGATATAGCCATCTTGACGCGGCTGAGTAGTTCGGGGTCGATGTAGGGACGACCGGAGCCCGAAGAAGCTCCCGGGACTCCCAAGCATATCGCATTCACGCGAATAGGATCAAGCCCTATCGCATCAAGCTTAATTGGATCCAATCCTATTGCGTTCATTACTCTTCTGATTCAAAAATAGAAGCCTTTACCGGTTCCGTTTCACATTCGATTTTAAGATACTGTCCGGGGATACAACCGACAACCGGACAAGCAAACACTTTTGTATAGCCTCTACTCGGCAGTGGAGAGTAATTCTGCCCGTCATAGCTTATATACACCCAAAGCTTACCGCCTTTTTCAAATGTAATCTGCAATCCTACTTCCGCAGAATTTACCTGAACGGCATCGCTTACATAGTTCTTCTCACCCTTCGTAAAGGTTATAGATGTTTCTTTCATGATTATTCCTCCTCTTATTATGATTCAAATTTGATATCGTTAATTCTGTTCAACCATCCGCGTTTGAACTTGTTGTTTGCGGGACGCTTCCGGCAGATATCTTCTATAAAATCAAAGCGGGCAATCTTGATACGATCGAATAACTCGCGTGGATTCTTAGAATTAACTGCCGCTATAGTTTTTGGTCCGACAATTCCGTCCGGCATTACACCAACCAATTCCTGCGGAATCTTGATACCATGAATACCGGAGGCCCATATCCAATCAACTAAAATATTAGCGACCGACTGAGACTTGATCTCGTCTGCCTTCCATCTATCCCAGTACATAGTTTTCAATATCTCTGTCCATTCCTCCTTGGAAAGATTCTTTAGTCTCTCTATAGTCGGTTTAGGATAGCCTTTCTTTCTACAATACGCCTCATAGGTAGCGATTGTTACACCCATATTAGTAGCACCTCCCAAGTCATCCGGATCATTAACGAAACCGCCTTCCCATTTTAGAATAAACGGTGCCAATTTCTTCACATCTGCCATATATGTTTCCTCCTATAAAATTAAAATCAATACTAATACCTGAATAGCCTGACCGATAAGACCTCCAATCAATGTCGCCGCAATATCAAGCCAGTCCCATTTGCCACCCCATTGTTTATCCTTGAATTCCATTCCTGCCGCCAATCCTGCGACAAACAAGATGGTAAGTAGTACACCTGCCGGGATAGCGTAAAGCAGGTGCTTAGGACGGTTACTTTCTTTGATCCAACTCATGATTTTCTTCTTGAATTATGTCTCTCACATCTTCTTTGTCAACCTTGAACACCTTCTTTCCAAAGACTCCCAAAGCTCCAATTACATTTATATTGATCCCCTTTGGTTTCAATATATTGCCGACAATCGAACACCCTTCAATAAAGCATACCAATAAGCAGGAATATACATCGATAGGATATTCGCTATGACTTGCCACAGTGATCATGCAGACCATGCAGACAAAAGCAAAATAAGTAACCATCTTTCCCATAGTAGCGCGAATTGCACGAGAGAATCTGACTTTTTCACCCATTAGCATACTTTTTCTGACACCGAAGAGAAGATCACAAAGGATTACCGCGCATGATACAATCAGCCACGGAATCATATTCTGCAATGACTCGGAAACAAATGCGGTAGCGATTGCCGCAAATCCGCCTGTAGTTGTATGTACTATAGCTTCCTTCATAGCAAACAAGTCAAGTAAACGGTTAGCAATGAAATTAACTCAATCCAGAACATCGATTTGCATGCCGTCAGGTCCCATA